ATCCGTGCATGTCAAAATTAATTCCGCCGAGTAGTAAAAGTTACTTCCGATCTGTGTGCCGACCGGAGTGACGCGCGTGATCTGTGCCGGTTTTGTAATCAGGTTATCAAATCGGTTCCACAGCACAACATTTTCAACGTCCTCGATGATGTCCAATATTCCTTTGTTCGCGCCCTGCCCGATGATCACGAAATCGTCAGCCAGTCCGTAAACGTAAATCTCGATCAGAAAATTGTATTCGTAAAAATCTTTGCCGCCTGTCATGCCTATCGTCAGAGGTGACAATGAATCGCCAGCCCACCCGAACACAATACACGGCCATGACATTTTTGTTACGTCGTTGGCGAGTGCTCGGGAGAATTTTTTTACATACGATTTCAGCGTCGCGTCATTCGACAGTTCGGAAAAGATTTTCTCATATAGTGTTTTTCGCGTCGTGTTAGGCATTACTGCATCCCCGAAACTGTTTGTTTGAGTTCGCGCTCGATCACCCGGTCAACAATGGCAACGGCTTCGTCGGCGTCAGCGTCGCTTATGTAGTGGTATCCGCGGTCGGCATTCACGCCGCGCCCGATACCGGTGAATGATGTAGGATGGTGATAGACCGCCCAGTCACGGGTCGGTCTTATCACAACCCCGCCACCCGACGTGCCTGTCTGCGGCATTAAATCCATAGAAGTCATCGATGCGTTTGTCGTGGCAAGCGGGCGCGCCTGTGACACGCTCAACCGCGCTCGTGGATTATTTCGCATTATTGCCCGATATTGTTTTTTCAAGGTTTTTGGAGTGCTTTTTCGCTGATATGCACTTGATACCAGAATGCCGAGAACCGGTTTGTCGCCTGATGTATTTTCACCCGATTGTCGGTAACGCTGATCGACGGATTTTCTTACGAGCATTCCAACGTTCTTCCACGCGCCGGACAGCACAATGCCCCTCTCGTGCAGCGTGGTCATCTTGTCAATGAGCGGCGCGAGGTTTTTCGCTTCAATGATTATTTCATCCGCCATATTCAGTCGCCCTCTGCGTTGTAAGCATCGTTCCAGCCGTCCATTGATTCCTCATATTCAGTCGTTATCGTTTCGCCGTCCTTCGTGCGGGACATTCCGAATACCGGGTCATAACCATCGGTTGAACACTCGAAGTTATTGACAATCAGCGTTGCGCCAGTAGCGTCAACGATGCTCGCCGGGTTCTCGATAAGCGTTTTGAGGTTCTCTAATGCACGTTCCCAAAAATCGTCAACCCAGTCTGATTTACCGGGGTCAACCTTGTGATGCTTCGTCCGTAAAAAATAGAACGTCATCATGTCATCGGATACGCCGTGCAGATCATCGGGGATAGTGGTGAGCGGCAGGTTCGTAACGTCAATAACTTTCGACAACCACAGGTCAATTTTCGCGTTGGCCTTTTTGCGAAAATGGTCGATAATATCAGAGGTCAACTCGCTGTCTGCAATCAACCTGTCATATTCGGTAGTGGTCAAGTTATACTTGAATCCGTTTGTCGTTCCGTATGTCGTGTGCATAGCCGCTCACACCCCGTTATTGTGACTTACGATACCGGCGAAACCTTGCAACCTTCCGGCGGAAGCTTCGCGTCGTAAAAATTTACTATGGCCGCTTTGACAAATCCTATTTCGGTGTCGGATTCTTTTATAAAAGCCACCGGCCCCATGTCTCCACCTGCATCATCCTTAAGCCTTAATACTCCACCTTCGTTTACGATCTGTTTCATTGTATTTCCTCCGCCCTTCTGTTGAATTTATGTTACCATCCGCAGGTGTTTGCCGTGGCAAGCCCCGTGGTGAATGTAACCGTTCCTGTGGCGGTACACGCAAACGAACCGTCATAAGTGCAACACACCGTTTGGGTGAACGAGTCTCCAGTAGCCACGCCGGATATGTATCCCGTTGCCGTGACAACTCCTTCATGCGATACGCTCCAATGATTACTATCAATGTCATTGCCGGGAACTGCCGCCGTGTTTGTAATAGAAATCATCGGGGAAAGGTTGGCACTTGCATAGTTTCCAATCGTGAACGGATAGCCCGTGCTTCGATTTTCGATAAGCACACCATACAGATCATCCCCGCCATAAGCCGTGAAATATCCCGCATATCCGGCAGTTCCGGTAGCAAACGCATTAACGGCACGGTCGGCATCAGCGTCAGCGTTTATCGTAGTGAAGAAAGCCGCGTATGCACTATCAGAGTGACTTATCATCTGGCTCGCACTAGCATACCCGCCCATCGTTAAATTTCCATCTGCCGCAACATTCCCCGTACCGTCCACGCCAAACTCCTCATCATGCCCTGCCGAGTACAATGTCAGCGTTCCGGTTGCAGAGGTGTCGCCCGTGTGGTCAACGGTCAGTATCGCAGTCGCGTTATCTTTCAGCACAAGCGCGTCACCCGCTCCAAGTCCACTTTTATTGTCTAACGCAAGCATGGCGGCTGTATCGGTGGCAACTCCTGTCAATCCGCCGTTACGATCTACCGTTAAGGATGCTGTGGTTCCGGTGCCATATTGACCGTAAGTATAAAGATACATTAACCTGCCGCCCGTTCCCTGGTGAATACCGTTGTAAACATCGCCAGTCCCGGAGTTGCCAACTTCCATCGTATGGCCGGAACCGGCTTGATTGGCAACAATCACCGAACTTTCATTTGTTCCTGCCGAAGAAGCGTTAAAATGGGTTACTTTCTCATTGTTGCTATATCCCTTATATAGCGTAAACGGGCCAGCCCCGCCGTTTGTATTGGTAACATAAACCGCTTCTTGTGTTCCGGCTTGTTCTACGTATAGCGGATAGTAAGCAGCTTCTGTTCCGGCGTATTCAATTACTATCCCGTGCCCAGAATCCGTTGTACCGTTGCTGTCGATATAAAGCCCTTGGCCGCCGCCTGTGTTCGTTATCTGAATGCCGTCGCCAGTACCGAGTCCCTGCGTGATGTTGACCGAATCATAGGTTGAAGTTGCGCCGACTGATAACGTATTTGCCGTGGCGGTTACTCCGGTCAGAGACATTGATTCCGTGGCTGTGTTGCCGAGCTTCAACGTTTCGGTGAGCGTTCCACCCCCCGCCGCAATGCCTGTCAAGTGTGAGCCGTCACCCTCGAAGAACGTTCCAGCCGTTATCGCCGCTGTTGATGTGAGCGAGTTCACGGTTACATCATCCGTGGTCACGGCGTTGATCGCGGTCGCTTCCGGCAGGGATGTGGGTTTCGTGCTGCCCGCCATGACCGCGCGATACCCGATTCCACATACCGCGTAAAGCAGAATGAATCCGATTGTGATTTTCTTCATTGTCAAATTACCTCCGGCACTCTAAATAGTATGTGGCTATCGCCGCTGTCGGGTTATACAGATTGATTGTTTTTGCAGAAATCTTTAGGCCTTCGGGAGAAAAGAATTTCTCATTCTGAAACATCGGCATACGCGGGTTTCCTGTCGCGTCACCCGTGTATGAATAGAACGTTGTACCGGTCGCACCGGTCACCGCGAGAATAAACGAACTTGATGTTGCGGTACATGCGATTGTTCCCGTCGCGCCCGCCCCCACCGCAACCGCTGTGATCTGCTCTGTGGTTGTCAGCGGAGCCGTGTTGGTATCAATCGCCGTGGTGTCTCCGGATATGATAGCGAGGTTGCCGCCTGTTTCAAGGGCAAGTGCCGACGTATTAAGGTTGGTTCCTGCGTTGGCCGTTACCGTACCCGTTATCGCCGGAAGCGTCGTAACTGTTCCAACATTCAGCGTTCCGCTTGATACTACAACCGCTCCGGTATTACAGGCTGTAACCTTTCCGTTGAGCGTCGATAGTGTGGATTCCGTCGCGAGTGCTGAAGTGTTCAAATTCGTCCCGGCGTTGCAGGTCAAACTTCCATCGACGGTCAAGGTGTTGCCGCCGTCCTGCACGTTAACCGCGCTCGCTCCCGCCGCATTGTTGACGGTTACGTCGCCGATGTCGGTTCCGGTGACCATTTTGTTATCGATGCTGTGAACGTGATTTGCCGTCGCCAGCGTGTTCGCGTCCGTGTTCGCCATGTATAGCGTAACGGTTGCCCCGCCCGCTATATTCACATCGAGAGCTTTCATGGCCGCTGATATTGAGGTTGCCGTGACCGTAGTCGCCCCGCCGCTCCCGTCGCTTGTCGGTTGCCGGATAACCGCTTCCGCCGCCATGACCGGAGCCGCATAGAGCAGAGCCGCCATAATAATCAAACTCATTTTTCGTTTCATTTCTCGATACCTCCTGATATTGATTCCGTTACCGCATCTATTATTTCTGACACCGAAATCGTATTCATACATTTGTTTACCGCCGAATCTTTGCACGACTTGAACGGCTCGCGCCCACCGCTCGATACCATTTCCGACGCGCTCCATCGTTCCTGCCAGTCCCAACAGGGGCAGCATGACACGCGCCCGCCTGCGTACAGTGCGTTTACCGTCGAATACGTATTAAACCTCATCGACGGCGGAATAACGCAGCACAGCGCAACTACGGTTATTTGTAGTGCGGCTGCAACGTGGGCGAGTCCTGTATCCGGCGTGATGACGGCAGCGCATTTTTTCATCACCGCCGCCGCCTCTGCTATGTTGCGAGTCTGTCCGCAGGTCGATATTATATTCGGGTGTCGCTCGAAACCTTCTCCTGCCTCGGCCTGATCATCAATGAGTACAAGCCTTGCGCCCGGTATCGCGGTCGCCAGCGCGTCCGCTATATCAGGTATCCGCTCGATGGGGTATGTCCGATTCCAGCCGACCGACTTCACTACATATCCGATATATGTTTCGTCTTCCGCCGCGTCGCTCAATATCTTTTTCGCCGCCACGTATGCCTCGATGGGGATGTGAAATTCAATCTCCCGTTCTGTGAGCGTTAGTCCGATCTGCGCCGCAAATGAATCTATGCGCGGAAGCCGGTTGCGCGGCAGTGAGTAATTCTCCGTCGCATTACTCCAGTTTATGATCAAGTCCCACTCTGAATAATTGACCTCGTGAATGCTGACCACGCTGTCGATCACATCCACGCCGTTTAACATTTCCATGAGTCGCGGTCGCGTTGCATACGCGATGTAGGCACCCGGTAGCCGCCGCCGCAGTTCCCTTATAGCCGGGACGCTCATCATCAAATCGCCCGCGCCCTCGTCCCGAATCAACAGCACTCGCGGATTGTCCGGCAACTCCGGGGCAACCACGCTGTCGAATGAATCTATTGTTGAATATGCGGGAATGTAAACGCCGTAACCGCCGACCTCCACAAACCGATGCTGTGAGTGCTTCAATAGTTGGTATGCTTCCGGTCTGTCTATGAGCATCGGAATGCAGCGGTAAAAATAACCATGTCCGGCTATCAGTACAGACTGTCGCTCGCCGACGTACATCAAGAACGACTGCCGCTCGAAGTCGATATAATTCGATTCAGCCACGCGCTCTAAACACGAACGCCGCTCCACCCGCCGTTCTTCGACTGTCAATATTTTTGTTACTGTAGCCTGCATTCCTTGTCTCCCGTTTGTGTGAAAAAGGGGCGGCGGCTCATTTGTGTAACCGCCGCCCCTGCATACTCATTAAACTAAACCACCTGAAATTAGCTGATCGCAGCGCGGATGACATATCCGCAGTACGGCCCGACTATCTTCTCTGTCAGGATTTCAGCCACTTCAATGGCGTCGGACTTGCGCCCCTCTTCGCGCCACTTTGAAACCTTCCGCGCCTGTGCTTCCATCGTCACGGCGGCGGTCATAACCTGTAACGACATCGGGGACGGATCGAGGTACAGAAGAACCACGTGCTTGCCCCATACGTCGGCGAGCGATGCGGTCTGTCCCTCTTCCGCGCTGTCGTACACGCCACCGGGAATGAGTACGCGCATGTTGAACATCGTGGGCGGCAGATCGCCGTTGACCAGAAGGTTGCTCTGCGTGTACTTGATCAGTTCGCGGATTGAAGAATTGCGTTTCACGACACGCGAAACCGCTGACGGGATGATGATCGTGTTCGGGTCGCGCCCGATACCCGCGCGGATAACTTCTTTCGCTGCATCAATGTCTTCCTCGATGGAACCCGCCGCGAGTGATGCGTTGTCCCACTGGTGAACTCCGGAGAGCGTTGTTCCGTTGCTCGTTGAAAGATCGCCCCACGAGGCTATCGTGGTGTACGAGGACGCAACGCGAAGTTCGCGCTCGATCATCAGCATGTCCGTCAGGTTGTTCGTGACGGTCTGATCCGGTTTAACCGGGTCATCGGCATTACGCCGCTCGCGGTCGCTCACCAGATCGGCAAGTTCGTACTCTTCGCAGCGGTAGTTCGTTGTCGATGCGGTGAACGCGGCAACGAAATTCGGGTCAGCCTTGTCAGCGCGGATGGATTTGCGCCGTCTGAAGTTTTCTTTCCCGAAGATGTAATAAACATCGGATTCTTTCTTCACGCCCACACGCGGGCATACCGCGTCCGCAATGAGGGAACCGTTGCTGTAGCGAAGTGAAAAGTTTGTCAGCGGAGCATCAACATGCGCCGTGCCCCTGTTGGTGTAGTTAGATTTCTCGAAAGGCATTATCGGTCACTTCCTTTCTGTGTGCGTCGATTAAGACGAATACTCATTCGGAATTGCGAGGATACATTTCACGAGTGAGTTAGCGGATGTTGCTGCGGAGATCGCTCGACCTACGATTCCGATACCGCTTGCGTGTGCGCCCGTTCCTTTGGGAGCAACGCGACCGTCCGCACCGCTGATAACCAGCACGTCGCCGATTGCGACGGATGCGGAAATTTTTACTTTCGTGATTCCAGCCGTCGCGTAATTCGCGGTGTATCCGGCTGCGTGTTCGCTGTCCTGAAGCACGCCGAATATGTTGCCCGCATTCGCCCCGGCGGGACGTGTTACCTGTCCCTCGGTGGCGGTATCAAGCACGGCCACGCAATACTGACCGAGCGTTGTTTCCGCCGCCTTCATCGTTGCAGTAGTAGAGAGGATGTTGTTCGACTCCATGATTATTCACTCTCCCCTTCCGGCACGGTTTCGATAGTCCAACCGGCCTGTTTCATGTACAGTGAATAGTTCGCCTGTGTGGAGAAGTCTTTGCCGTCCGCCCTGCAAAGCTCGGCGGCTTTCTTTTCCATTTCGGCATAATTCGACCCGCCGCGTTTGGCGTCCGGGTTTTCCTTCGCGTATTCACTGAGCAACGGATTTACTTTCAGGTCATCCATTGTTTTTGTGAATGCGCTTATTTTCTCGTTGTCTCCCGTTGCGAGTATCGTCTCGAACTGCGGAACGAATACCGCTTCCATGACGGCAGGCTCTACGCGGTTCCCGTATTTCGCTTTGAAAGCGGTTACCTTTTCGGCCTTGCGCTCGTCTTCGATTGCCTTGAATTTCTGGTCGTACTCGCCGACCTTCGCTTTGAAGGTGGCAGTCTGTCCGGCCTCGGTTTTCAGGGCGGCTTCGTGATCGGATTTCATCTTGTCCATTGCTGCCGAGTTTTCGGACAGCTTGACTTCGAGTTCGGCGATTTTCGCCATGAGTTCCTCGATCTTCTTGTCTTTCTCGTCCATTGCGTACTCACTTCCTTTCTTTTTCTCATTTGTGGTATCATCATTACCCGATGCGTCCATCGAGTAGCTTGATGCTAATTTATTTCCGTATAGGGCGTGTATTTCTTCAAGGCTGCCGAGAGCCGGGAGCATCGCGCCGAGAAGTGCCAGTCCCGACGGCAGGTGCTTTATCACGCGCCCGGTTTCCTCGTCCTCGTATCCGTGGTAAATCTCCATGCTGCGTTTCTTGTAGCCCTTCGCCTTTATCAGGTCGGCGACTTTCGCGGGAACGCCGCACAGATCGAAGAACAGCCTGCCGCCCTCGGCGACCGCGTTACGCAGCCACCCGAATGCCGGGTAGCCGTCGGTCTTGAACGGCTGCGCATCATCGTGACCGAGTTTGACGGGAGCCTCGAAACACCCCTGACGTTCAAGCCTGTTGTACTGCGCGGCCATGTCCGCTATGTCTTCATCGGTGTATTCGGTTGTTTTACCACTGCTGTCAGTCCACTTGCCCGACCGGAACGCTTCAACCCGCGCAATGTCAACGGTTTTAAGATCGGCTTTTTTCGCGTAAACGTAAACATCGCCGTCGCGCTCCACGAATGACAGACCCGATTTCCGTAGCCCCGCAGATCGTAACGCCTCACGTGCCGCATATACGGACAGGCCGGACAGTTTCATCAATGCGTGTTCGCCGTCGCTGTTGTCCGATTCTTTTTTTACCCATGCTCCGTCCTTGATTTCGTGCGTGTCCTGAAATTGCTTTATCGCCACAGCCCACACGCTGTCAACGGTCGCCGGGTCTATAGCATCCGCAACCGCCGCTATCGCGTTCGCCTGTTCGAGTTTCAACGGCACATCATTTATGCTTTTCAGATTGTCGGGAACTTCCGACATTTCTTTCCACGGCATATCAGTTACCTCCGCTTATCGGGAACCACTTTTTGCAGCACACGCCTCGCTTGACCAACGTGTTACGCTCTCGAAACATTTCACGCGCCACCGTCAGATCGCCGCCGCATTGCCCTCTATATTCGGCAAGCTCGTTTACCTGTCGCCCCGTCAAGTGCGCCCCGTCAACAAACCGCATTTCTTCGGGAGCATCCATTGTTGTTCTGTAGTATTTCATTTCAACGCTCATGCGGCTTTCAGCCCTCCGAATTCGACGGGCACTTCTGAAAGATCGGGAGCCTTAAGATCAGCTTTCGGCGTGTCCTTATATTCCTGTGCAGATACCGCTATCAGTGTTGATCGGCAGTTGTAGTGCATCGGAGGCGTGATAGAATTCCACACCGGGTCATCCACTCTGTAAACATTACCGTCAAGAGAGGCGCAAATATCCGATGTGCGGTCATCCATGATCGCCGCGAACATCTGCGCCGGAAACTCCTCCATTACTTCCGGGTCACTGAATGCAAGGCGACGGCTGTCGGCAATGGCTCTCGTGGTGTTCGTGCGGACAATAACTTTCAGCCGCGCCGGGTCAACCAGTTTCGGATCCGCTCCCCACTTCTCGAAGGTCGCCCGAACCTGCGACATGATTCCGGCCTCACCCGTCCCGGTAGTCAGCAGCCCGGCGATAATGTCATTCTTCACGTCGCGCAAAATTCCTTCTTCGATGACATCGGTGATCCAGAACTGAGCCATCGTTTCATGCGTGCCGCCGAGGTCAGCCAGCTTGCGGGCGCGGTATGCGCGTATCTTCGCCCAGTCGCCGCTCTCTTTCCACTTATCTATTTCAACTATCGCGCCCGCGTCGGGAGCGGCTTCAAGCGTTATGTCGTATTTGCCGAATTCGTTTCTTTTCGGTAATCCCTTTTGATCGACGCCGCTTGAAACCTCTCCCATTGCGTCGAAGTACGCGTCATAAGTTAAGTCTCTGATATACGGTTTTGCCGCGTCGTTCAACTCGCGGAGTAGTCCGGCGGGGACTTTTAAGTCATTGATCGCCTGTTTGTTTTTGTTCGGGTCGCCGCCGATGACTTTATCCTGCACATATTTTGTAACGTTGCCCTGAATTTTTTTAATAACCGGGATTAATTCGGATAGTAGTTTATCTTCTGCCGCGTCCATGATCTTGTTCTGTTTCTCATAGTACGACATGCCGCCGAGCCGCTTCTCCGTCGGAGTCATCGTGCGGGTTGTCGGTTGTTTCGCGTGTTCGGATTTCGACGGTTGCTCAATCTGCTTGACCGCAAACATTGCCCCGCCAGTTGGCGGTTTTGCCCACGTCGGCGGTTCATAGGGTTCTTCGTTGTCGAAGCGTTCATCCCACGGCAGGTCAATGCGTTCACGAATAGCGTTAACGTCTCTATTCGACAGGATGCCCGATTTTAATAATGTGTCTATTTCTGCAACGTTGCTGATCGCCAGTTTGCCTTTGCGCGGTTGCCACTTGAAATACGGGTAGTCGGTCACGTCGGCGTAATTCAGATCGACAATGGTTTTGATGATGCGCTCTCGTATGAACTCTGCAAGGTCGGCACGCAGGAACGAAACGTAATCTTCTTTCGTCTCCTTGTGTACGTTGCCGAGCGCGAGCGAGTGACCGCTGTCACCGACGCCGCTTGTCAGCACCTGTCCGATGATCGCCTGTGTAATTTTATCGTCGTGGTAGTTGATCGCTCCCTCGAACTCGCCAGCCCCGGCCTTGTTGATTTCCATCGTTATCAGATCAACGTCGTTCGGGTACACAAGCACGCTGCCGCCGAGCATCCGTTTAAGCATGTCACGCAATGCCTTGCGCTGTGTTGCCGTCCACGTCGGCGGGGTCTTCGCGGTCAGCGGCGGGATGCCGTATTTTTCCAAATACATATTCTGGAACTTGATAAGCTTATCTTTCGACCACCAATGCTTATAAGCGGCGCGTAAATCGGACTTGCCGTAAACGCGGGAGTATTCCGGCTGATATGTGTATAGGGCGAACTTGCCGACGGGAACCTGATAGTCCGGCCCCATCGGGTCGCGGCACCACAGTTCCGTCATGTTTCCGTATTCATCGAATTTGAATTTGAAGTCCTCGACGTTTTTGTTTTTGATATTTTTGATAAACCACTTGCCCGCGTAGTCTCCGGATTCACAGACTGCAAAATTCATTTCGCCGACGCTGTAGCCATGAACAAGCGCATTCATTATTCCGAACGTCACCGCAACAATAGAACCTTCCATGCGCTCAAAATTCCACTGTACGAACTCGGCTATTTCGGCGTCACGTTCTTCGCTGCTCGCCGCATCGACGCTCCAGTCCGCGCTGATAACGTCAAACCGCTTCTGGTTGATCGCGTTAATGACCACGCTATCGGTCATCATTTTGTCGTAGATGGTGATTTTCTTTTCGGCTACTAACCGATCAAAGTTGTCATCGGCGGTCATCAGAGTCGCGCCCGCGCCCGCAACCTGCGCGAGATCGTAGTCTTTCGCCCGTTCGGTCGCCGCCTCTGCGGGTGTCAGCCGGGGCGTGTTCGCCGTGTAGGATGACTGATTTTCGTGGTTTCTAAACGAGGATATAGCCTGTATCGTGCGGTTAACTATCGAGTTTTCGCGTCCCGCCATTCCGCCTCACGTGTACATGTTTGTACAAGTTTCTAACGGAATGTTGAATCATTTTTAGGGTCGCGTCAACGTGGAATTAAAAACAAAGTTATACAGTTTGGCGTTTCGCGGTTATTTATCCTTTTCCTCGATCTTGAATTCTCGAAACTGGTCGCTTGCCGTGATTTCAACAAACCCGACATGAATGCTAAACTGCACCTCTTCGCCGGATGGTGAATTCAAAACGAGCCTGAACCACGATTTGTTGTCATAGACATTTACCACGCTGGAGCCTATAAGGTCGTGTAGAAAATCAAGGTCAGTCATGGCTTCACCCCGATCAACAGCATGGCGGCAACGGTATCAACGTCCCGCTCCCCGGCCTCGACCGCCTGTTGTGCGCGTCGTAGTACCGCAGCCATGCACTCTGTCAGTCGTTCAAAATATCGCGCCCTACCGCATCCACGAGCCACGGATATTTTTACTGATTCGATTTCAGCCATGATCAGATCGACTACCGCCCCGGCCTCGATGTCCCGGATGGTTCCACGGAACGAGAACCGCGTCCGTATCTGCTCCACGAGTGCGCCCATGATTTCGCTCCACAGGCACGCGGCGAGCCGTGGGAACGCATTTCCTTCATCAGGCATGGTATCAGGTCTCTCGGCGTTCTGAAGCGTCTCCACGACCGCCGCCAGCCGTTCTATCTCGCCGCCCATCTCCGCGATGATGGGGTCAATAATGTCGCCCGTCGCCCGCAGGTGTTCAAATCTCTTCTGGAGCTTCCGGTATTCCGGTTTCGTCTGCGGTTCCGGTGTTGCTGTCATTTCTGTTGTCTCGCTCATTTTGTTCCTCCGTTTTTACCAGTTGTTCATCTCTGACATGTCGCCATCGGCCAGCCCGTCAAACTCGTAGCCGCTGCCCCGGTCATCATTTACGTCATAACTGTCACGTCTGCCGCCGCGCGGTATGTCATCAGCCATTGATCGCAGATCGCCCATGATTTCCTCGAAGTCACGACCGCCCCGCGCATATTTTAGATATTGCGATGTTTCGTCAACCCGGTCATCATGCGTGGCGTTGGGAAACGTCGTTAATTCGTCAAGGTATCCCGATAGCCATGGCGCATACTCCGGCAACCATACCATGCCCGCCTCGATCATCGGTGTTACTGCATCGAGGCGAGTGGCCTTGTCTGATATTGGATTTTGCGGAATTATGGGCCAGTTAAAATCGGGCGTAAAGTTACGCAATTCTGGAATTAAATCTGATCCCGATCCCTTATCCTCGATTAAAACCACGTTTGGTTTCCAGTATTCGCACATGGAAATAACCTTGGCCTTCATTGTGGGATAATCCATCTGTCTCACAAATTCATCAATTCGGTAGTGGTTGTTGTTGGATTTGAGCCAAACCCCGATTGCTGTTGGATCGTTGTGGCTTTTAGGCTTAGTGCCACAATCAATAGAAAGTATAATCTGTTCAGGGGTTGGGGCGTCTCTAAAATATTTCCACCACGCGGCCTTGACGCGCCCGCCCTCTGCGGGTGCAGGTCGTTGCTGTAGCTGCCCCGCCGCCGCGTATGAGCCAAGCCGCTTTTCAAGTTCAGCGATAGCCGCTTCAGTGAATCGCTCCGGTGACAGTAATTCCCCGTTGACCGTTCGCGGGTCTCGCCAGCCTATCGAGGTCACGCATGGCCGCTCCGCTTCGTACCGAGCCGGGAGCCGTAGGTGTTCCCATCCACCCGCCCGCAATATCTCGCCGGAAAGGTCGCCCTCGTGAAGCCGCTGCATGATGACTATTTGAACGCCGGTCTCCGGGTCATCAATGCGGGTTGACATGGTTTGATTCCACCAGTCAGTGACCGCCTGTCGCTCCACTATCGAATTAATCTCATCGGCCTTGTGCGGGTCATCCACGATAATAAACGAGCCGCCCGCGCCCGTCCCCATGCCGCCGACCGATGTGGCTATCCGTTTGCCGCCTCGGTTGTTTTCGTACTCGGCTTTCTCATCCTGATCGTGGAGAATCTTGAAGGACTTACCGTAATGCTGCTGATACCACGATGACCGGATGACCTGCCGAGCAAGGCGACTGTCACGCCTCGATAGCGTTATGCCGTATGACGCGGACAATATGCGCTCCTGCGGGTGTTCTATCCACAGCCACGAAGGAAAGAATACCGAGGTCAACAGCGACTTAGAATGTCGCGGCGGAATGTTTATAAGCAGCTTTCGTATCTGCCGCCGGGCGCACGCTTCGAGGTGTTCGCATATCGCGCCGACCGCCCAACTGTCCACGAACGATGATTGATCTGCATAGTTCCACGCCAGTCGCGTGAACAAATGCAAATCAGTCCGGGCACGTCGTGCGTACTCGGCTTCGATTCCGTCCATGTTCGGCGGGGTTATGGTCATTGTATTTGTTTCTCGATCAAACCGTGAAGCTGTCAAGTGATTGTTTTACCGGCTTCCCCGTCGCCAGCCCCGCCGGTTTATTCAGCCGCTCCATCCTGTTGTGCTGTTACTCCGCGTACCAGTCCAGCCGGGCAAGGTGTTTGTTTGTGCGGTCGAGGTCGCTCTGTTGCGCGGCAATAAACATCTTGATGCCTACGTTGATCTCCCGCAGCTCGTTGACCATCGTGTCTATCCGCAGCACCCACCGGATAATCAGCACAAACAACCCAATGATTCCGACCGTCCATGCGAGACAGATAAGAATTATTGATAGTGCGTCCACGTGATTACCCTCCTTTACTCGGCGCAGTAGCCGGTTAGATTGTAGTCGGCGTCCATTAGGTCGTGTTCTTTGAGCCACAGCCGCAACTCCGCTGCATGGTTGGCAAGATCGGCATATCCCACAGCCTTCATGATGTTGATGTTATAAGCGATTTTATACCCCGACCGCACAGTCATATACGCCTCGCCCATTTCCGCCAGCCTATTAACATGTTCGTGCCAGCATTCCGGGGTATGTTCAAGCGCGAACTCCCGCGTCACATACGCATCTTCGGGCGCGACCTTCTTGCGGGGCGGGGCGGGCGGTTCCGGCGGCTCGGCGTATAGGTGGACTCCCGGAGGATATAGCGTGTCTTTGCTGGTCTTGATAAGTATTTCACCACGTGCGCTTTCTATCCTGAAAATCAATTCCTGCTCGCCGCGCTCGCCATAGACGTGTTTGCGCTCTATCATCGCATCAAGAACCTCATGCGTAGTCAGCGGCTTGCGCTCGGCGGGGAGCGGTTCCGGCTTTTCAACCTTCACTCCGTATCCATCGATGATTTTCCCAAGCCGATCAACCGCATCAACAAACCCTTTCAGCGCGTCCGCCGTTGCCGCGTCAACCTTGATTTCGATGTCATTTAGCTTTGCCACGTTTCCACCCACTCCTTTAGATTTAAATTCTCACATCTCCGTTTTTCGTTACTCGTAAATAAAAGCTTTTAAATGCTTTATTGTAAAATACTGCCGCTCGACACGCGGAGCTTAACGGTTCAAGGAGACAACTACAGTTATTTTTCACTCGGTATGTCCTCGTATTCCACATCTACAACCGCGTTGCTATCCGTGCCCGTTTCAAGCAGTTTTCGTTTGCCTGTCTCCAGTGCCTTGCGTGTGAGCCGTTCGTATTGTTGTAGCTCATCCAGCGTGAACTCCGAATAGTCATGCGTTACGTTTATTTGTAGTGGCGCGTCGGGGTCGCCGCTGATAGTTACCTGTCGCCCCCACCGTGAACGGAAGCGACGTTCGAGAAACCACGCTATGTTTTGCCATGGCGCATCCTTCGTTGCTGTCTGCACCTTTAACAGTGATGCGGTCTCACATGCTGCCTCTGCCTCTTTAATACAGTTGAAAAATTCTGTGTATATTGTATCTCTCTCTATCTCACCCCTATGAAGCCAGTTATAATATGTAA